AATACGTTTCCTCCTTTTACTGTTTTCTTCTCCTTTAGAGGACATCTGCTGACCTCTTTTATAATTCTATTCTAGCAGATTAAGATTATTTTTGTTTTCTTTTCTCTTAATAATGATTTGCCTGTTTATTACAAATACCTGACAAATAAATGGCACATTATCTTACACAAAATGCAGACAATTCTCCCCTCTGCTGTATTGACATAAAAGAATGAAAATGATATGATACTAAGAGTAGCATTTCTTCGTTGGCCTACCAGATAAACAAAAACTGAGTATTCCATTCAGGGGTTGTACTGGTTTCGACGGGGGTCATGCAGCTGGTGAAGCTATCCCCATGCGATGGGTTAAATGGCAAAATTAAAAATAAACGCTAACGACGAATTAGCATACGCTGCCTAATGGCAGCTGTCAGACTTAAGGCACCTACACTTTAAGACCCTGGCATCGACTATGTAGGAAACGACACATGCAAAGCTTTGCGCATGCGGGCGTATTATGAAGCTACTAAAACCGTCAGAGTGTTTCTTCCCGGACGGTAGAGGGAATGTCAAATAAGGAACTATGATAGTAGAAGAACAGGGAATTGATTTTCGGACAGGGGTTCGATTCCCCTCAGCTCCACTAAAAAAACCGCGCAAACACGCGGTTTTTTCTTTTTCCAATTTAACTTGTATTACATTTCATCTTGCATATGGTTCTATTCTGTCAGCTTTGGATACTGCAGCGCCCCATCCTTCTGCGGCGTAAGCACCACCGGTTCCGTTGCCATCCGGCCGTCTTCATCCAAATAATACCATTTCCCGCTGATGGTCTGCAGTCCTTTCACCATAGCGCCATCCCTTCCCAGATAATACCAATGTCCCTTATACTGATACCACACGTTATGGACCATTATTCCATTGCCATCAAACCAGTACCAGAGATCGCCATCTTTATACCAATCATTAACAACATAATTTTCCGAACCATCTTTCAGATAAAATCTCCAGCCGCCATTCTCCTTCTGCCATCCCATTTTCACTGGTTCCATTATCCATGTTTTCATAAACTTTTCCGGTGTTTTGTACTGTTTGATTAATGGAGTGGGCGCACTTCCCCAGTCAGGCAGATACAAATGGGGCTTATCTACAATGCTGGACCAGTCTCCGCCCCAGGCAAGACCAAGTTTCTTGCCAATTTCAGCAGCCTTCCTGAAATGACCTTTGCTGTCATTATAAGCGTCATCTGCTATCTTCCCATCTCCATCCACATCCATTTTCAGATAAAAATCAAAGGCAATCCCCCACTGGTGCTGTGACCGGTAGGAACTGCCTTTTGCATTGGTTACGATATTTCCCGGTTTTGTACGCCCCTGAGCATATAAATCATCTTGCTCTGCTTTTGTCCTGAGAGTTTCCCCGATTTTGATCTGCAAGCCTTTGGCGGCACACTTGGAAATCAATTCTGTTGCCAGCTTCTGTAAACGTGGATGGCATAAAGTAATATCTCTCATAATTTCGCCTTTCTTTTGCACCGGTGAAACTTAGTATTTTTCTCCGGTCAACTCCTGATACTCTTCTTCTGTCAGTTTTCCAGCCTGTACCAAAGTTCTAAGTCTATCTTTGTCCCAATATTTTGGATAGTATTTTTCAGCCAGGTTCTTTACACTTAACATATGCGCTCCTCCTTATAAATCGGTTCCTGTCATTACAGCCAAAAAGTCTATGTCAGCTCTATTGTGTTTCACCTGTTCTGTCACTCCTGGTTGGGACAGAATCAGTGTTACAGCCCTGCCCATTACAGCTTCAGCTTTTACGCTGCCATCATCATTATAAGTTGCGGGTTGCACCTGTGCATTGTCATCTACACTCTTGGGATTTCCCAAAGCAGTATAACCATCATACACGGCTAATGTCTCCCCAGTGCCATTGATGATTTTTATCTGATCCGTGTTGGAAGCGTTGGAGAAAATAGTGATCAGATCTTCAAGGTTGTCATCCGACAAAAATGTCAACTTAAGGCTGTCGCTAAACGCATCAAGCCCGTTTACTACTAAATCAAATTCTTTTTTATTTTTTAACTTTAATTTTTCATTCATTCTTTTTTTCCTTTCTTTTTCCTTTGTACTCAACTTATAAATTCTGTTTACATCTTCCGATTTTTCTTCCACACAGTTGTTCCGCTATATAGTAATTTAAACTTTTATTATAGAGGCGAAAATCCAAATAAAGATGTAAAAACATTAGCAAGTGGTATTTACCAAATTGACGGTGGAAATGAAGCATACACCCCCACCAGATGGGGAATGTTGATTGTCTTTTCGGCACCTAATTATGGATATGCCCTATTTACTCATACAGATGGATCTGTGTACGTGCGCACATGGTCTCAAAGGAATGGTAGTTATTATATCGACTGGAAGAAGTTATCCAATTAAAATCATGCATCTGTTTTTTTAGAAGTATACATGTAAATGATCATTTACAGATTAAAAATAAAATACCGTTACATTTACAGTAGTCCCCTGATCAACTCTGTTTAATTGATACTGCCCAATATTTCCAAATAGTCTTAATGTATGGTTATCATCTTGCACAATAACCAAATATCTGGCAGATATAGCAGCAATTATTGTACCCGAAACAGTAACGGCAACTTGAGAATACTGATCCACAGTTGTAGTAAATGATTTGCTTTTGATTTTACTGCTATCTAAATTACTATTTGTTTGCTCTATCTTCTGGTTCATGGCATAGGCTAAAGCTGCAGATACACCCTTTGTTGCATCATTGGTCTGTACGCTTACCAGATCAGTCAGCTTAAGCAATTTGTTGGCCGCCTGGTCTACTACCCAGTCTACAAGATCCTGGGCTGACACGGTGCCGCCTGCTTCTCCTAGCACTCCGCTGGTATCCTCTGCCTGCACTGATGCCAGGGCTGTAGGGTTAAAGCCTTTTGCCATCAGCTGATAATTAATGTGATCATCTGTAGGTGTGATGCCTTGTACAGTCTTCAAGGTAATATATGTACTGTTTTCATACATTACCATTGTAAGCTGTTCATATGCTGTTTCCGGATTGTATTCTCCACCATTGGTAAGCATCCACTTACCAAGATCTGTTGTGCTTGCCACTATGCCACCTCCACTAATACATGGTTATTTTCAACTTTAACTGTTACTGTTTTTCCTTGTTTACACATCAAATGCCCTGTTGATGCAGCCAGATAAAACTCCGGTAAGATCAGATTTGCATATGTCCCAGCCTTTTCAGCTTCTTCTTTCGCCTTTTCGCTATAATATTTGCTGTTATCAGTATCTTCCCCTGTTCTGGAACCAGTACCACCCACAGCATAGCTTATAGATGATTTATTATATGCCTCTGCTTCTTGCGCTGCTGTCTGAGCATCAAGCATATACTGCCGTAAAGTCTTCTGCAATGTAGGCTCCAGCTTATCTGCTGTAATGGATCCGTCTACTACATTGGCTGATATGGTTGTCCCGTCCAACTTCATGGCAACCGTTGCTGTACTGGAAACGTTATAAACAAAACGCTGGAAACTGATCTTCTTTATGGTTCCGTCCTGCTGGACCAGTACGAGATTACCGTCTTCGTCCAGATCAAGCTTCGTTGGCATCATCTCAATAGGAAAATCTACCGTTTCTACAGTGCCATCCTTATGTGTTACAGTTACAATCCAAGTGGATGTGTCAACTTCCCATCCAGTTATAAATTTGGCCGCATCCGATGCTTCCAGTTTGTCCTGGGATAGGCCAAGGATATATTGCGCACATTGCAGGATACCATTATCCATATGGCGCAGATTTGTCTTGCCAACTGGTGTGGATGTGTCCGGGTAGTTCACCCAGCCTATAATGCTATAAAACAGCTCACTCAGCTTCATTCTTTGCTTCCTTTCCGGACTGCTGTGGTTTTTCCGGGATTTCTTTAACGATTCCACTGTCAAGGATAGCCGCAGCCTGTGCCATAAGCTTTATATTGTCAAATCCTTTTACAGCCACCATATTAAGTAGTGCTGTTAAAAGCTGGATATCCTCTTTTTTGTACTCTACCTTAGCCATGATCAACCTCCACTTTCCGCAGGATAAATTGCAATGCCTTTACTATCACCGGGATGTAATTTATATACGGGATGGAATAATATTTACCATTTTTAGTATACAATGGCATTTCCGTGCCCAGATCTGCACACATTTTTTTTACTTCCTGTGCAATAAATCCCAGGCTTTCCGCATCGTTTACATTCAGTGCATAGGCTACCGGCCGCAGCCCTTTTATCACTTCTACAGCAAGCTTTTCATGAACATCTCTGATGTCATGCTTTAATCTTATGTCTGACCAGGTTTCCCCAGCCATTGATGAATAAACGCTTACACAGCTTATTCGATTAGCATCGATATTTTGGCAGTTAATCGCTCCTGAAAAATCCGCTCCTGAATTAAATACCGCATTACCTCCAACTTCCAGATGGTTTGTGTAAATCGTACTCGCACCGATGGAACTTGTATTTGCAGTTCCATCAATTTCTGCACCGGTAATCTTCAGTTTTCCATTTGCCAATATAATACTTCCGTCATTGCTTTTAAAACTGTTCGCTACCACATCACCTGTAAATGATCCGCTGCTTGCCGTCAGTTTACCGTCTGCCGTCATAGAGGAATATGTAGAACTCCAGCTAAAACGATTCCCTTTTATGCTGATCCCACCGGTTTCCACCGAAAGTTGATTTGATATGTCTCCCTGGCTGACTTTCAGTTCAATCTTATCACTGACTACGTTAATAGCTGATCTCAGTTCTGCTTCCTGACCGGTAGCTCTCGTAACTTCCAGGGAAATCTGATTAGCCATCTGGGTAAACTTGGAATTGGTTCCCTCTTCCAGATTGGTAAGTTCATTTGATATTTCTTCTACAGATCGCTTAAGGATAGCAGATAAGCCTTTTATCTGTATCAATTCACTTTCAATGCTAAAAGGTCTTGATAATTCCTGGCTTCCAGTGCTTTCATAGCTGTCCATAGCTCCCTGAATACCCGTAAAGGTTCTTTTCATCACAAGGGTATTAACTATCCCGTCTGTAGTCTCCAGACTGATCCTATCCCCTATTTCAATCCACGGGGACCCGTTTGTAGATATGGTTGCGGGCTGGTATTCCAGACCGTTTACGACGTTTTTAATGTTATTGGCAATTCCTATCATCTCTGATGTGGTCTTGCCATATACCAGCATGTTTCCTTCAATGATATAAACATTTTGACCGTCTCCTGTGCTGGTTCCGCCTATGTCCCCTTCTTCCTGACGGATCTGTACGGTATCTATATCTGGAACTGTGTACTCTTCACTCTCGGCATTCTGATAGATTGTGATCCGCGCGGATATATCCTCTTTTTCCGGAAGTGCGATATACCGCAGTTCCCCGTTCTTATTGATGTTTCCAAATACTCCATTGATCTGGCAGATCTGCTGCAGTACTTCCCGCCCTTTCAAAGCTGTAGGATTTATGGTCTTTTCTACCTGCATTTCATCATTAACAAGAACTGCATTTTCTTCCCGCACACCTACAAATGAACAGAGTGATTTACGAAATGCTTTTAATGTCATTGGAAAACTCAATGCATTATACCAACCGGACACATCTACATCAAAACGCTGCATCCTGTCATAGGCTATTATCTTTCTGGTATTCTTGTCTTCCTGCTTGGGTGTAGACTCTACTTTAAACAAGCCCAGGACCATGCTATAGCCACCAAATGACTCTGTAGCCATAAATTCGCGGCCTGAAATACTCTGGGTCAGTCCCGTTACTGTGATTTCAAACTGGGCTGCCTCACACGATCCAAAGCTTAGATCTTCGTCTGAACACAGGCTTTCTGTAATGGCAAGGGAATCTGTTACTATCTGATCATCTTCTATGGAAAAATCCACAGCGTCCGCAGACATTTCAGAAGGATATAAATCCTCTGAAGGATACAGTGTTTCAGACGGGTATAGAGCATGATATTCTTCTTTAAAAAAAGTCAGCTTAAGACTTTTTCCACCATATTCGTTAAACAGGTCTTTATAAACCTGATCGATCTCTATCATCTGCTCCGCTCCTTAATACTGGATCATTTCAATGGTTACTTTCTCATAATACATTTCACCGGTGTCATTGTCTGCTATGTGGTCAATAGCAAACTCTGTATCTGGGATATAAAAAGAACCGGTGCCATATACACATGTATCTAAATTCCAGTAGGTCACTCTGTACTTCTTTTGAGTAGCATCCTGCAGACCATTGGCCTTAATGGAATTAAACAGATCCTTTTCCCTCTGGGATAATGGTCTCAATTCCAGATTAAGAGTTGTTTTGAAATTAGGAGATGTCACCCTCTGCAAGGACTCATTATTATCTCGCCAAGCCTTTTTCTCTATTCGCTGGTCCGGTGTTGACCTGTACCGGGTAAGGAAGCTGTTTGGAAGCTGTGTGTTCCCAAACATTACCAGATAACCTCTATAGTCTTTCTGCATGCCTTACCTCCTACACTAAGACAGGATTTTTTCCCGTCCTTTTCTTTTCCTGACGGACAAATTTAACCGTAGATGCACCCATTTCTTTGCCGTCCAGATAGATATATCCTACGATATCACCACCACCCAGGCCGCCAGCTTCCTGAAGTGCCTCTTTTAGTGCCTGTTTCATGGTTGACAGCGGAGAGACAACCTCTGTTTCTTTCTTGTTATCTCCCAAGATTGCAGCAAATTCACCAGCACGAGGCGGAACCACTGTACCAGAAGCAAGGCGGGGAAGTCTGACTTCCTGAAGCTGGAACCCAAAAGTCTTTCCACCAATCTCCGGGATCCAGTCAGGCACATCAAAACTGACCCTATTCAATGCTCTGACAATATAATTCACTGCATTCTCTGCAATGGATACAATGCCATTGAAAACACCTTTAAAGATATCCTTAATACCTTCCCAGGCTTTTCCCCAATCGCCGGAGAATGTTCCATTGATAAATGTTATGAGGCCGTTTACTGCCTGTTTGAGGCTTTCTATGACCTCATTCAAGCTGGGAAGCATATCTGTGATACCCTTTTTCAATCCTTCAATCAGATATCCGCCCATTTCTGCCATAACAGTTGACGGGCTATGTATACCAAATGCATCTTTAAAGCCATTTAGGAACGGCTGGAATACATGTTCTTTGATCCAATTCCCTATGTCCTTAACTGCATCTATGATACCATTAAGGATACCTGCACCCCAGTCTCCACCAGCCTGCTTTGCGTACTCTGTAAAGTAGCTATTCATGCTCTCTATAGAGTCATGGAACAGACCATAAAGGAACTCGCCTAATGATGCAAGGGCCGCTCCTAACCCATAAAACAGGCTAGCAGCAATTCCTGCATAGTCTATAGTGGCAAGTCCCTCGGCTATCTTTTCACCGGCCTCTTGCCAGTCTGTTTCTATCAATGCCGCACTGATACCATCACATATACCTTTTGCAAGCCTGCTTATAGCTTGTGCGTAGCTTTTAAGGTCAATATTTGCAATCGCTCCATTAATGCCTTTTCCCAAGGCAGTTCCCGCTTTAGACCAGTCAAAGGTTGTTACAAATCCTAATAATGTTTGAAATACAATATTAAACTTTGCTACAAACAGCTTTCCCAGGTTTTCCCAGTTTACTTCATCAACAAAACCGTTAAAGCCCTTTGCAATCTTGCTTCCAAGTTGTACCCAGTCAATACCATCAACCAGAAGATTTAATGTATTCACAAGGGTATTTAAACCAGCGCCTACCGTCCTTCCCATTAAGTCCCAGTCAATATTTTTGACCAGGCTGTTAAAGGTCTGTGTAAAGGCATTTACAAAAGCTGTGATCTTTGGTCCAACATGATCCCAGTTAATAGCATCATAGACTTTCTGAAGACCTGCATTGATCCCCTGAGCCAGATATGCGCCTAATCCGGTCCAGTCCTGGGCCTTGATCAGGCTGCGGATCTTATCAGCCATGCCCTTGATCGAACTTTCAATAGGTGTAGTCTCAAACATCTGGGACGGGGATACACCACCGCCTCCACCGCTTCCGGAAGAAGAATCTGCCTTCTTAACATTTAATTTGTCAAATGCGGCCAGTTCTCCCTCTGCTTCCTTGGCAGCACTTCCAGTCTTTTTCAGGGACTTAGCATAATCCTGCTGTACCTTTGTAGCTTTTACTACTGTGCTTTTTCCGGTCAGTGCTGCCATAAACTGAGCAATGGCCGTTACTGCGGTATTAAGCAGTCCGATCAAGTAATTAAGCGCCGGAGCTACTGCAGATAATATGGGCGCAAATGCTGTTGCAAAACTGTTCTTAAGCTGTGTCATGGAAGACATCAGACTGGAAATATCTTTATTGGTTGATCCGGAATATTGCGCCAAGTTTTTAAATCCTTCAGCAACGGCACTTCTCATCTTGCCGAACAGTGCATACAATGTCCGGATACCTAAGCCATACTTAACCAGATTTTTCAGGCTTAATGTAGTCTTATTCGCAGATTTATGGATTCCAAACATACCGGTAGTCATCTTTGCAAGCCCGTTTAAGATCGGCTTACCTACCAGTTTTCCAAGACTTACAGATGCCTTTGCCGCCAAGGAGACTATGTTTTTAATTCCTTTTGCTACTGTTTTCAGTATCCCGCCAGACAGCATTTTGACACCTGAGCCCAGAGACTGGAATCCCTGTTTAACTCTGTCAAGTGTTCCTGCACAATCTGAAGTTTCTCCTTTTGCCGCTGCCAGGCTTCCGCCATATTCCTGTATCTTCTGTTTAAGAGCCATAAAGGACGTATTCACCCGGTTATTAACATCAGCAAGCTTCTGTTGCTCTGTTTCAAGCTGTGCTGCTGTCTTTTGTGCCTCTGCCGTATTGGATCCGGTTTTAAAAGCACCTCCGCTGTTTTCAAGGGCCTGCTTCTCAGCAGTAGCATATTCCAGAGTTTTAACCAGCTGATCAGCGTCATACTGCATTCTGGCATAGGCTTTACTGTTGGTCTTTCCACCTGTATTTATGAATTTTTCCTGGCGTTCTTTTAATGCTGCGAGTTTCTTTTCCGTCTCTGCTATCTGCTTCTGGATCTCTGCATATTCTTCTGTAGGGATCTTCTGGGAGTTAAATTCTTCTATTTTCTTTTTCAGGGCTTCAACCCGTTTTTCCTGTGCTGCATACTGGGCATTTACCTTTGAAAAGGAATCCAACTGTTTCTGAAGCGCTATCTTAGATTTATCTCCAATACCACTGACTGTCTTTGCCATGCGTTTGGCAGCAAGTTCTATATCTTTAGATCCGGCTTTAAAGCCATCTTCTGAAATTGTGGTATCAATCAGTATTGTTCCGTCTGCCTGCACGCTCATACCTCCTTACAGCCACTTTTCAAGGTTTGCAATCTCCTGTTTCTGCTCTTCACTCTGGACTACCGACAGCTTAACCAGGTCCAGATTTTCCTTTTCAAATTCCTTCTCCCATTTTTCCAGCTTTTTATGTCTTGCTTTCTTCTGCCTGATCGATAACACCTGGGAAAAGAGACCGTCTTCCACTTCCATGAAATATCCTAGGAATGTCCACCAGTGCATGTATTTCTCTGCACGAAGTTCTTTGCCAGCCACTTTATTAACAGCTGGCATAATGATAGCTGCGTCATGCTGCCAGTCAATGACCTTTTTCTGTGGTTTTCTCTTATCATTCAGACCACCATCTATAAAATCGGCAGCCTTTTTGCATGCCTCTTCATAGCAGTGTACAGGGATTGTATCCGAATCCACATACAGGATCTGATACATGGCATCCTGCTTTTCATAATCATTCAGTTCCGGATCTGCACAGGCTATGAGAATATCCAGTATGACCCGAAAGTCCGACTGGATATTGTAATCAATGCCTTCGATATTTATTACTTTTGGAAGATCATAACCTATCATTTCTTATACTTGTCCGTGTACTTCTTTACCTTTGCACTAGTCTTCCGTACTCTAACATCCAGCTCTTTTTCAATGAATCCTGCAACAACGCTTAACACATATTCACATAAAAGAGTTCCGTCTGGACGTGGGGTAAATGGATTAGCTCCGGCAAACAGAGCTTCTGATGCATTGGTATTTAACAGATAATCAAACTGCTCTTTTACTTTATCTGAGATGGCATACATCTTATCAATGTCTTCCCCTTCTGGAAGCTGTATCTTCTCAAATTCTGCTGCCACTTTCTCATAGCGTTTTACTATATCCAGATCCGCAGGGTTCCAGTAAAATCCGCCTGTCACATTTCCTTTGCTGTCAACAATATCGATCCACTCCCGGTTATCCAGTACCAACTGTTTTCCCATTTAAATCTCCTTTAACCTAAATCTGATGGTGTGAATGTTTTCTTGCTTACATCCCATGTACCTTTAACCCTGTTTCCAGCTTTGTACACAGTAAATGGAGTCTGTATGCCGGATGTATCGCCGCCTACACTGTTCGGGATTAAGTAAACATCTTCTCTATAAGCCCATACTGCAGTAGGCGCAGCATCCTCGGTTAATCCTGGCTTTAACAGCACATCAACCATAGTGGTTTTGCACTTATCGCCTGTGGCTCTTGTATTGGCCAGATCCATGATCTTGTTGCTGAGCGTATCGTCATATTCTTCGTAGTAAAAAGGATCTACATCTGACTGTACTTCATAGCCTGAATGCTGCACTGACTGTTCGCCTAAGATGTTTTTTGTAATCTCAACATCAGGGTTCAGCTCTTCATTATATTCTTCTAGGTTTTTTCCGATTCTTACATAAGTCGGAGTTGATGTGCTAAAAGCTGCGTCAATGTAATGTGCCAAGTACTTACGTTCAATCATGTTATCATTTCCTTTCTATGGTTAAATTTCTATGTCATTTGTATACTGCACTGTTACTGGCAGTACCCAATCTTGTACTGAGTTTTCATTTGGCTCCAGGCCGTATGAGTTATCACGGGTAATTCGTTTTATAATCCGGCCTTCTGACAATGCTGGGAAAGTCGTGAGGCGCGTTTGAGTGCCATCTAGTACTACCGGTTCATGGCACAGCCACTTCCCAAGGGTGTCAAGGAACTCTTGCGCGCTAAGCTTCAGCCTCTCTTTGTTTGATGCCGTCCGGTACACAACATAAAAAGGATACTGGCACTTTTGATGTCTTCCACCGCATACGTCTTCAGTTTCGGCATACACCAGCGCACCGTTATCAGCCGAAAATGCTATTCCAGAGTCTTTGGCAAGCTCTTCAAATTTAATGACAGTGCCGTTCTTAAGACCCGGATACTGATTTAAAAGTGCTTTAACGGCACGTGTCAAAATCTCATATCCGCTGGCATCAATGCCAATTGGCTTACTATCCATGTTTTCCTCCTCCAGCTATGCGTTTAACGTCTTTGATCCATGTTTTTTGGTCCGCTTCTTTTGCAGCATCAAACCAGTGGTCTTGCGCTTTCGGATGAGCCTGATGCGTGTAAGATATGTTTTCCCGCGCATTTGTCTTTCCGGTGTACTCACTTACAAGTACCTTGCGCGCTCCACGCCTCGCCCAAGGTGATCCAGTCTTTTCGTCCACCATGACTTTACCCTCGTACAGGTATATGCCTTGTGGGCCATAAGCAGCAAATACTTTTCCAGTTCCCTGTTCCGCAGCACTGGCGGCTCTGGTTGCGTTTATAAAGCTGTCAGTTATCATTGGCATAAAGGGTACCATGCTGTTCATGACAGCGCCGTCAAGATGGTATTGTGCCCGCCTGTATTGCACTTCAAAACGGTCATATCCTATCTTCATATGTACATCCCCATCAACAATGGAAAACCCCTTAAAATGTCGTGTCTTTGCGCTCATTTACTTACCTGTGATCTCAAAATGTGGAATAACAGTATACGGGCCACCTACACTGCTGACCTTATAAACATTATCCCTTTGGCTGTTCATGTACTGGTAAAATCCGTCAAGATAATCATCATCCGTTACCGTTCCGCCCGTCCATTCTCCAAGCCAAAAAAAGTCATCTGGTCCAAATGTTAGGCGCTCTGGCAGATCATCATTGACCTGTCTACTCCACTCTTTTGGTGCTAACCATAGCATAAAGCTGTCACCGCTTTGCCGTACCATCACATTGTCGCCGTCCGGAATGTAAGATATATGCAGCACAGCATTGTCAGAGCTGTCGGGACCGTATTTTTTTAAGATAGCGCCATGATCCGTTATCAGATCAACGCCAGGAAGGACATGCGGATACCAGTACACCTTGCCGGTTGTCAAGGATTCGTAGTAGTTAAAAACCGTCACTGTTTTGTCATACATAATATTTACCACCCACTACACTTTGCCTCGTTAAATTTGTCTGAAAACTATTTTACTCTTACAATGTTTCCTTTACATTCCTCCGGCACACTGCCGTAAAATATAATGCTTTCCGGGTGCAATCGTTCCACCATTGCATTATATCCGGATAAGAATAGGCGTTTTTTACCTATACTGTCATGCAGCCCACGGAAGATACCGCCACGGTTCCGCCTTCTGGTTTCGTTTTCGTCATAGTTTCCATAGGAGCTGTTATCGAACCATCCCTATATCTGACATACTTAATATTTCCCGCCTGATATAACGTTTCGTACTCTGTTCCATACGGCTTTCCCTTATCGCTCATACCACTTGCTGATCCGCGGCCACCCATTACTTATTTATGCTCTGCTTATATACCTGGTTCACTCCTGTGGCTGCCAGTCCATTGAACATTCCCACAGCAACTGCTGTAATGTAGTCCGATGCCGGGAAATCTGGGATAATTCCCATTCCGACCGCTCCAAGAATTCCACCAATAACCGCCATTATTACCGGAATCCATTCATCAGAGATTCTTTTTGATGCTTTACAGCCCATTCCTATGATGTAGCAGATCATAACGATTGCTATACACGAGCCTAATGTTGAAATGTCCATCATTCAGATACCTCCTCATAAGTTTTTTCAAAAATATCTGGTTTGCACGGATATAATTCTCCGTTTACACCCTGGATAACATAATCGCCAATAGATACATGATGATTGCCTTCCAGAGTTTTGATATACAATTCTGGAGTATCAGATGGTTTCGCCCTTGGAATGATATAATACATTGTTCCTTCTTTAAAGGCTTTTACTGCCCAGTCCGGCACATAATACTTACCGTCCCTATCTTTCAAATCGCCATCATACTGAAATGCTTCAATTACAACTGGTTTCTTTCTAAATTTCATTGATATACCTCACGCAATTACATCAAATCATATTCGTTGAACACTTTAAAAATCTTCGGTGACTGAATAGCAAACCAGTCGACCATTTCTTCATTCACAGCCCAACTGTCAGCACTGTTTGAATTAGAATCAAGTCCAGATTCGAGCAGAAATGCATGAATGATTTCGTGTCTAACAACCTGCTTCTGATAGCTTTCAAGGTCTGCCTTTGCTCCAATCTGTCCCTGCGATGCCTCCATATCATCAACCACAATTTCCCGTGTTGATAAATCAATATAGCCATCTGCATTTGTCAGATTCGGATATTCTTTCTCGTTCCCGAACTTCATGCTCCATTCAGAGCCTAAGATATTAACCTTGAAATCCTGCATATAAAATCGGTATCCCTTCATCCGTCCTTACTCCCATCAGAAGCGGTAAAGCTATCTTTAAGAGTAAGTCGTTCGTTTTTTGTGCATCTCCGGCGGCGGCATATACTGCGCTCCATTCTTTAGCACTTGCCCCCATTTGCTGAGGAGTGGCGTAAGATTTAGACTCACTACCAGACGATACAGATGTAACTATTCCAGTAGCGGTACCACCGCCAGGGATAGAAATTGATGTGCCGATTGCGGCTGATAGTGCATTTTTCTCAGCTATATCAATCTGATACAGTGCTTCAGCAACAGCACAGATCGCCTTTTTTATACGTTTCTGCTGCCGATCATCGGACGGTAATCCGTCTGCCAGCCGGTCAAATGTCAAGCCGTCAATAAAGTCACTTGCCCTCTCAGACATCCTCATAAAATCAGATTCCGGCACGACATTGCCGAAAAATGATTTTTGGTAAAACTCATAATCTACATATGCCATGCCGGAACCTCCTCATTACTGTGCGGTTACAGTCGTATGACCTGCGCTCAGCGCTTTATATGTGCTGTCGCACTCAACTACAGTGATAACCTGGCCGTTGGCCGCTGTGATATCGCTCTTGCCGTCCCATGCGCTCCAGTTTTTCACATTCTGTCCATACTCTACAGTGGTCTCAGAAGATGCCACTTTGTACTTATAGACGTTACCAGCGTTGCCCTTTTCCGGATTAACAGTAATCTTTGTGGTACCGCTGGATGATCCAGCTGTAGACTGTACAGTCAGATCGCCAAGAGTCTGAGATGCCCCAAATGTAATCACAGAAATAGCATCCAGATACTCAGCAAACAGCACCATACCCATGATTGCGAATGCCTCAGATACAGCAGTGCTGTAGTTGCCCTGAGTATGGAAGCCGATCAGATTGGTTTCGCCGGACACTGTATAGGAGAGCCCAGCACGTGCAAAGTCTGAATCGCTCGGATCAACATAGTAAAGAACAATGTTGTCTACCGGTGTAGCGATTACCTTGCCACGCGGGATATCGCTGTCGGACAGCAGGAACACAGTATTAAATCCCATAAAATCTTTCATATACTGGAATCCGAACTGGTTCTGAATAGTGATATTTGCAGCGCCAAGATACTCATATACATCAAGGATGTTTACAAAGCCTGCAATACCATTCGGAATGGAACGATGCATGTTTTTGAATTTATCCTCAACGCGGCCTTTTGCCATAGCAAGAGCCATCTGGAAAGTGTTCTCGGTAGAGGTAAGGGTACCGGTCTTAAGATAGGTGTAAAATCTTCCGGTTACATCCGTCTGGAGCTGGAAGAGGAACTCTTCATCTGTCATCTCCACAGCCACATCGTAGCCATAAGTCTTGATTGCCTCGATGGATACAGCCTTTGCGTACTTCTCCACATCCATTTCAGCATACTCTTTTTCTTTTACCTCGAATTTGGAGTACGGAATTTCCTCTCCCTCTGCGACCTTACCGCTCTGTAAAGTTCCGGTTGCATATTTGGATTTCAGAGTTGATCCCGGCTCTTTTTTTATCATTCTCAGCACACCAAGAATTTCGGATAAGTGCTCCCAGTTGCGTTCAAATCTGGTTACAAAATCTACCTCTCTCGCGCGTACCTGAATGTTTTCTGTTTTTATAAGATTTGCTTTTGCCATAAAAGTTAAGCCCTTTCTGCCCGTAATTTGGGCGCCAGTCAAATCACTGGATTAACAACGATCACTCAAACAGTGACATGTTGCTTGCAATTGCAGCCTGTCGTTCGCTTGTATCTTTGATGTCCATGATTTCTTTTTTGGTCATCTTTCCACCCGGATGATTATTGCGGGTTATCCCTGTTGTAAATCTCGCCTGGTTCTGCATAGCGGTCTGCTGATCTTCATCAACAAATGCAGACGCATCGTCTTTTTTCATCTGATCCAGCAGATCATTAAGCCCCAGTATCCTTCCATCCTTAAGCTTAAGACCGGCGTCTTTGATGTCTGCCATAACAGCCTTTTTAGCAGACTCGGAAGAGAATTTAACATCTTCCAGTGCAGATTTAAGAGCATCAGCAAAATCTCTTTCATAAATTTTATTGTTAAAATTTTTCTCTGCATCTGCTGCTTTTTGCTTCCATGTGTCGACCTCTGCCTTGACGTTCTCTGGATCAATGCCATCAAAGCTTTTGAGTGTAGCTTCTGCTGTCTCTGCCCGTTCCTTCCAACTGTCACGCTCACTTTCGACCTTTGACAGTGTTTTAGAAACTTCTCCGGCATTCTTGTAATGCTCAGACAATGCTTTTTTTACATCTGCCTTCTTATCTTCCGGGATGTCAATACCAAATGATTTGAGTGTTTCAATAAGTTTCTGCATATCATCCTCCTGGCCGTGTTTATTGACCTGCCGCCGCAGGTAATGGATTAAGCCCGATAGACCACGGGCGGGGTAACTCCGGCAGCCGGATTCGAACCAGCGCTATGAGAGTCAAAGTCTCATGCCTTAACCGCTTGGCAATGCCGAAAGCTGATAGCCGGACTTGAACCGACAACATATTGATTACAAGTCAATTGTTCTTCCATTGAACTATACCAGCAAAATGGACCGCCAGGGACTTGAACCCCGGACCACCCGGTTATGAGCCGGGCGCTCTGACCAGCTGAGCTAGCGGTCCTAAAATGCCTGGCATGATTACATACCAGGCATTTACAAGGGGAAAAGAAAAACTCTGCTTATAGCAGCGGAATCCTCGCTGCGGTCGTAAGCCGCATTAACAGCCTATCAGCTACGAGGTGAAAGGAGGAAATTCAAGGCCAGTCAAAGCACTTGAATTTTGATCTGGCAAGCGCACGCCGGAAATTTCATCCGCTTTTCAACCTCCAGGAATGGCCTGTTTATATTAAGGACGTGCGCGGGAGGTGTGTGATAAAACCATGAAAAGTAACCAATCCTCTTCACATCTACATTCTACCATTTATCTATAAGTACCTTGTCCACACATCTACAGCATATCTCTAAGCTTATCCACATAGCGCTTCACAAGATCGCGTTCTTCGCGGCATTCTGCGTCCTTTGACATATCACCGATTTCTGCCGTAAGCCCATCCAAGTGTTCCTCTAATGCGGCCAGCATTTTACGCTTACAGTCCTCTGATTTGCCGGATCGATAGCTCTGCTTTTGCGTCATGTAATCATCATAAGCATCTCGACCATCGCTCCGGCTGTAATGTCCACGCACATAATGCTCACCACGGCGCATATAGGATGATCCGCGGTCATAATCTGGCATTCGGCCATCAGAAGCGCTATAACGCCCCATGTTATCACGTCCGCGGCGCTCGCTGTAGTCACCTACACGCATCTGTTCCAAAACGGTCATATAATACTCGCCCTTTTTATCCCAATACTCTGTGTTTTTAATGTCTTTATACATATCAATCAGCTTAAAAGCCGTGTCCAGATTGCCGGAGGTGAGGCCTTTTTCAGCAATGTTAGATATCTCATCTTCAATACGTGCACATAAATCTTTAATATCTCTCATCATCCCACCTCCTTATGCTACCCGTGTTACCACAAGATTTGCATTTGCTACGGTGATAGCCTGGGTACTGGTATTCTCTACCGCAACATTAAAGCAGCATCCGCGCGGCACATCAATAAAGATTCCGGCAGATACGTTGTTAAACGCTTCTACCGCGGTCGGTGTGGAAATCATCTGGGACGATAAGACAGGCTCACCGCCGATTGCAATAGCAAGAGAAATTGCTTCCGCTGTTCCTCCAGTCGGCACTGCGATATTCGCAGAAAAGCTAACAAAATAGCGGGCCTTGCACTGATTAGTCATTCCTCTGAGGGTAACAATGCCGCTGCCTTCCCGGTGCTGCACGCATGCGGTTCCTTTTACAGCGGTGTTGGTATACACCACGTTTCCGTTTGCTGCCACTTCCTGAGCGGCAACAGCTAAATATTCAGCCATATTGTTTTCTCCTTTTTCATATCGCAAAAAGGCAGGTCTAAGCCTGCCGATTTGCGTAATACCGGCATTGCGCCGAACATCCAACCATATTGCCGATGTCAGGAATATGGTTGGAAGATACAGATATGATGTTGTTGTCAGCAGTTACAGCCCGTATTGCAGCCGTAATATACGTTCGGGTTCGGCACCTGGTATGCCGGAATCGGTGCCGGATTGATCGCATTAATGAGCTGCTGGGTCTGTGCTGCCATAGCGGTAGTAAGCAATGCACTCTGACGATCCTGAGATGCAGCACGTCTGAGATCATTGTTTTCAGCCTGGAGGGAAGAAATCTTCTCGTTGCACAGGTAGTCCAGAATAGCTCTGGTTCCTGCGTTCTGGCTGTCGATAATGTCTCTGGTGTTGTTGTTCATGGTGTTCTGGAGTGCACAGGTGTTCTGCGCCATGTTGTAATTTACGCCCTGGATTGCTTCCCGGGTCTCGCAGCAGCACTGAGCAAGCTGCGCCTGGAGTGCGTTAGTGTTCTGCATGTTGGCTACAGTGTCGGCGTTAATAGCCTGCTGGATGCCGAAGCCAGTCTGCATGACGTTTGTATTGATGCCGTTGAATCCGGTAAGCATACCGTTATTCATGGCATAGAAGCCATCACACAGGCCGCTGGACAGGCCGTCCAGTTTGCTGATAACTGCCTGGTTGTCAAAGCCACGCTGGATTGCGGAATCGGTGTATGCGCTTCCGGCTGCTCCACCTCCGCCGTTTCCCCAGCCATTGCCACCCCATCCGCAGAAAGCGAAAATGAATAAAACGATGAGCCACCAGACACCGTCTCCGCCAAACATTCCATCATTGTTCCGGTTGTTGGTTCCGGTAGCCGCCGCAATGTCGGCTAAGCTGTAAGTTCCATCCATATTGATATCTCCTTTGATTTATTTACATTCCCGGCCAGGATAATGTACTATTTCATGCCGCCCAGCATCCGTTGAAACTGCTGTGCCATCTGCTGAGCCTGATCAAGCTGCGCCTGTGATATTCTGCCAGACTGCAACATCTTTTGTACCTCAGCTTTTGGGTCTCCCTTAAAGTTTTGCTTAAACTGCGCAAACTGCTGCATCATCTGCATGCCGCCGAACATTTGGAATAATGGGTTACTCATCTGCTGCCGCACCTCCCTTTGATCTCCGGCTCTCTGGTTTGGCAGTAGAGCCGCCGCTTGCTGGAAACGAATTTATCTTGTCCAGAATCTCATTGCATTTGTCAAAAAGGTCCTGGTACTCTTTACGGGTAACATACATATCATTCATGGCAGCTTCCGGTTGTTTCTGTGGCATTCTGCCGTTTATTTCGTGATACTCAAATACGCGTAAAGGTTGCGGCATGCCGGATACATCCGTTGACTTGATGTAAAACCGCTCCGCTTCGCTGTCCATCAGCAGTACGCATGATCCGGGCGCAACAAGGTAAGACTTTGCCCCAGTCTCTCCCTGCACCCAGAGTATTCCTTGGTTATTTGTCGGTGCCATCGGCTGCGGGACGGGCTGATATTGGTTCATCTGCGCCATACGATCCTGATACGGCTGGTATGGCTGATACATGTTCGGATATGCTGCCATGTTCGATTTCCTCCAATTCTTCCAAAAAGATCAAAATATCGTGGTAATCGGTTTTTATAGGTATCTCTACCTCATCGTCATCGGAAAACATCTTCTTCACGCTTATATTTTGGCATAAAAAATAAGCCCCTGACAGTTCGTCAAAGGCTCAATAAAGTATCTATAAAGTTCCACATATGCGAATGATCTTTGAGTTTACCGGCTGATCCGCTTCGCGGTGGCAAGGCTCACATTCATGTTTTCTGCGCAGATCTCCATTGGCACGCCTGCGGCTCGGTATTCAAATAAAGCTCTTTCCTCTGGTGTAAAATTCGCAAGTTTCCGGAAGTGGTTTAGCTCCGGCACTGTAAAATCATACACTTTCAAGATGAGATCTATTACCCCTCACTTTCTATCGGCTCATATGGTAGAGCCAGACATCTATTATAAAGATCTTCGCCTGTTCCATTGCCTCCAAGTGTCTTGTATGGACGAAACATATACTCAAGATTGTCTCTGTCTTCCAGTGTACAGTACTTACGTTTTAAGTAAAACGTACACGCCTGATAGAGCCGATCATGGAGAAGTGCCAGAACTCCCGCATTAATAGCATTTGTTCTCGCGCGTTCCGTCTTCAGCTGTTTAGACAGTTTATGATATGCTCCCGAAAGTACTACTGATATAAGGCCAAACAGCCATGATACCCAGTGTGCTGTTATGTACAGTATAATCATTTCCATTGTATACTCCTTAGTTATGATTTTTCTCCCAGTAATATATAGGAATTTCTCCCCCGCTATCCCAGGTATCGTATATATGTCCGTCCTGCACACAAACAACATGGCCATCAATGCAAAGTATGTACGTCCCATGCTGATGCTCCGTGCAAAAATCAGCTACTGTATAGATGTTTTGGATATGATCGTCTATCATATGCCGTCGATATCCCTTTTCTTTTAGATATGCGCCCCATACGTAATTAGCACTTGGCATATCAGACAGCATACAAGCCTTTACCATGATGCCGGAGAAAACCGTCTCCCAGTCCTGCCCTGTTGCCTTACAGATGGCCCGGATAACGCAGTCACCTACGCGCTTACCGGCTGGATTCGGATTGTAATACTCCCACTCAACATCATATTTCATAGCATTATCCTTTCTTCAAATACGCATATCTTTTTGCCGCTCCTCGCGCCTTTGCCGCCTGTTCTCTTCCCCATTTGGCAATTCTGAGGCGGTCATCCAGTAGACGTAAGTCATTGGCTTTGCAAAAATCATTGTACGCCCGGTTCTGCCTCTGTAAAAGATACGACTTTCGATCTAACTCCTCTTGTAGTTCTATCCTCAGTGCATCATCATTGCAGGTGTCTACAGCCGTTTGCAAGCCCATAACCATTTGCTTTGTCTTTCTGATTCTTCGCTCTAATGCTCGCTGCCTCTGCTCTAACTTTTCCAGCCTCACATTATCCTCTGTCTCTATATCCTTATACGGGTTGTTTACCCCGTCACCGGGTCCAAAGCTGTGGCGGCAGTTCCAGCCACTTAACCCTTCGCCTGTCCCGTATCCAGTCACAGAAAATGGCGGGTATCGTTTATCTTGCCCCGTCCGGCTGTAAAACTGTCCTTGCCACCACAAATGGTTACCTGGATTCTGCCCGCCGTCTCCCGTTCGCGCCCCAATATGTGCCGACACAAGGATTATATCCCACTCCTGTTCCTTCATGCGCTCCATAGATATATCACCGGCTGCCTGGGCGATTCCCGTACGAACAGCCCGTGCCGTAGCTGTCTCAAGTGTATCTTTGTGCCCTGTTGGATACTGCACCACAACGCCATTCTGCGATATAGTGTCAACAGCCTCTTTTACAGCCTGTGTGTAAGAGACAGCACCACTCATAACCTTATGATATGCACTATCGCATTCGCTTATAAAAAGGCTTTGAGCCGCTTCCGCTGTTGTTCTGGTCATGTTTGACCACTCTCCCATAGTAGCCTCATAGTCTCTTTGCAACATTCGCAATAGCACCGGGGACTGTTCCAACGCTTCTGGTGCAATCCCAGCCGCTTCGTATATGGAGTTATCATAGGCCGCAGCTTTTACGTTTGCATCCTCCATTGCTGAGGCAACTTCTTTTCTTTGTAAGCGCGTACGGATAGCGATTTCCTGTGTAATATCTTCCAGCAAGTATCCGGCATCTTGCAATATTTGTAGGCGCCACCGGTCGGAAGAGGTAAATATATATTTTTCTCCACGCCCCAGGCGGATCATGACAGCTTCTATGATTCGGCTGATAATATAGTTATGTAGCGAAGATGCTATATCCTCGCTACCCTCTGCTATTTGTCTCAGATAATTTGGTGTCAGCATTCCTCACCTACTCCTCTTCAAATAGTCCTTTTTCTTTCGGTTGTGCTTCTTCCACCATTGCTTTTGCGTCCTCTTCTGTCATACCCTCAAATTTGACAAAATACATCCATGCCGGGACTTTTCCTTGTGCCACATACTGCCACCATCTGCCACGGTCAGCTTCGCGATCATAAAGGATATCCCCAAAGTCGTAGATGACATCATACGTCCCTACAGGTGATAGGCCGTACAGATCCGCGTACACATTAAGGGCATATACAGTATCATCAAGACACGCTTCCAGTTGATCACGCACATCCTTGATAAACTGGACAGTGCGCTGCTGGTCGGCTTCTACACCTGTTGCCGTCTGGATTCCGGAAGACTCATTAAAAACAAAGTACCCGTTTGCGAATCCGGCCTTGTATCCTATCTGACTTAACAAATGATTGATTCCCTTGATTCTGACATCTGTGTTAAGCTGTGGGTTGATTTCCTGATAAAATTCTTTCTGATCATTGCCAAACACGTTTTTTACATAATGTGGCAATCCCTTTGCATCAGCCGGGCCGCGGTGTTTTATACTCTTTCCGCTTTCGTAAAGCAGACGATCATCGGCCAGAATAATTTTTTGACTGTCAAATATCTCTCCCGCATTCCGGCTGTATGCTATGTCAAGGTCTTTCAGTTCTTCCACGGCTTCGCGGAATATCGGAAGCCCCAGTGGGGACGATATATCTACGTTGTTTGCCTGCGGCGTGCGGAAGATACCGAACATTGGCTTGTCCAGTGGCTCCCCGGATGCCTTAAGAATCGGCGGTGTGTCCTCCAACATATCGGCCCATTTGGTTTGCGTAAGCGGTATCGGGTCTCCCAGACTTTCCTCCGACTTAGAAACGTACGCTCGGTTGCTTACATAGTAAGGATAGATCGTCACACCATCCTGCACCGTCTCAACAAATCTGTGATATTCCAGACGGGTGTACCATTTCTTCCCGGACTGGTACGAATCCTTGAAGATAATGCCGCGCACAGCAAGATTGTCGTAATCAACAAGCAGCACGTCCGCCGGGGTAAATGCATCCAGGCTTGTGCCGTTTGGCTTTAAAAACACCGTACCATATGCACAGCCGTACTCCACCCAGTCTCGAAGCTTTGGATAAACTAAATCTATCTGCTGCTGTAGCCATTCCGCCCGGTCACTGCCTTCCAGGTGTATACCAATTCCAAGAGTTACTAGGCGGGCTGTCTCAGAGCAAAGAGCCTTTGCAAAATTGATAGTCTTAATACCCTCATCATCGTCCAACCACTCCGGCTGACCGTGGTATATCTTCGCACACTGATCTATAGCTTTTTCCATCTCTGGAGATACGATGGATTCCACATCAAAGTCGTTCTCTGCCTGCCGTTTAAAAATCATGTTAAACCACCTTTTTATCGTTGATAATATTCCCACTATGCACTATTCCCCCGTCTCTCCCACAGCGATTCCGTAGCGTAACGGGTCGCATCAATGAGATGGTTATTTTTGTCTGGATATCCGCTTATGACGTTGCCGTCCTTATCCCGCTCGTACTCATACTCTTTAAATTCGTTGCAAGCGTTAGGCGTTCTGTTCGGGTCCATGACAAATTTTTTCCCTTGTAACCACTTCATTGAGTACTCAATGCTGCCAGGTCCTTTATGTGCTGCTCTGGCTGGTAGCCCTGAATCTCTGTAATCCTCAACAGATTTTGGCTCTGCACTATCGCATGTTATAACATAGTCATCATATTTGCGCCGTTTGATTTCGGCGGCTGTCCAGCTGTTCTTTTTCTTGTTTTCATAAATCTCGTCTATGAAATATATGGTTTCGCGCGCCGAATCGTAATATATCCTTACAAAAGCATATTTATCTGGGTACCATCCCCAGTCAACACCTTGATATATGCGATCCATGATTTTGATTTCTTCATCTGTGATAGTGCGCTCTTCGATAAATTCGAAGACGTTGCCGCCGTTTCCGTTCGCTTCACCCATATACTCATTTTCATATGCGCTTGGATTGACCTCTTTTAGATGTTCTGCATCGTTAAGAAATTCCTCTCCCAGCCAGTCATCAGGGACATCTTTGTATGTGCTTCGCATAACAACGGCGCTCGCGTTTTTAAACTCTGCCTCTACAGTATACTTATTGGCCCAGTTGATCTTGCTTCTCGGTGGGTTAAATGATTTAAACTTATATGCTTTGTCGCCGCCACGTATAGCAGACTGCTGGATACTTCTAACTTCTTCCGGTCCGGCAAACTGGTCTAATTCCTCGAACCACACAATACCGATATATCCGAACTTCGGCTTAATTGATTTTATTTTAATCGGATCATCCGCGCCTCGGAAATAGATTTTCTGTCCGGTTGGCTTATACGTAATCTCAAAAGGCGATTGTTTGAATTTAAACTCTGCATCAATGCCAAGCTTTGAGATCGCCCATTGTAGCTGCGCATATACAGAATCTTTTATGGTGTTTCCGACTTTTCGCAGCACAAGCGCATGCATATCAGGATGTTTTTTTATCAGCTCCGGGATAATACATGATATGCAAGACGATTTCGAGGATCCTCGCCCGCCTGGAAGCACATACTCCGTATGCATGCCGCGCCGGATGTCGCGAATCATCGGGTGGAATACATCCGCCACCACATCAAGATCGATGTGATATTCTTTTGCTGCTTTGGCTTCATCTTCTGCCTTCTGCTGTGCTTCTTTTTCCTCTTTTACGGCTATAGCTTTCTCCAAGTCAGACATGGCCTTTAGCTGTTCGGAAAAAGCCGGAGCGAAGCCGAATGAATCTTTTACTTCCCCCCGTGCAATCATGGCACGGCGCTTCTGGATGTCAGCAAGAGACATGGTGTCAGTACCGTTGAGCTTATCCAGTTGATCTTGCTTCTCGGCTATATAGGCTGATACATCAGCATTTTTCAGCAGTCTGTATCCTTCTGCCTCAGGCTTCCTATATCCAGCTTTTCTCGCCGCATCAGTCGCATTCCCGCCATTTTCTATGAAATTTTTTGCGAACGCTTCCCGCTTTGGCGTAAGCCTCATTTACTCACCGTCCTGTCACTACTTCCAACCCTCTAGCGCTTCCCACATTTCTTTCAATACCATAACCGCATCCACCTGTGATGCCGTCCTGATGATTTCATAGTCCTTTGTCTTCCACTTGTCCCGCACATATTGCAGCGTAGGTGTGCTCACGCTGTACATAGTTATCATCCGGTTCTGATCCGCGCTGTAAAACTGGCTTGTGCCTATCTTTGTTACAAACCGCTTTGTGAGCAACGCTCTTTGCAGCTTTCTTTGTATCTGGTTAAGGTTCATACTATCACCCTATTTTCATTTTATTCCAGTGCTAAACAAGGCGTATCACCGTTTTTGCGATGATGCGCCTTGTTGATTACCGTCTTGTTTAAATAGAAATTTATGCAAATCTCAACTGCCCATCTATATCTTCTTCCAAGCGGTCTGTCCGGCAATTCGGCAATCGCTTAGCAACACACAGCTCTTTCAGATTCGCCCTCACCAGTGCCGTAGGTATCGGCGGACAAACTGCATTCCCACAGCGTCGCACCTGTTCGGCCCGGGGATATGCCTTTCCTTCGCAGTCTCGGTCAATTATGTAGTCTGCCGGAAATCCTTGGCACCCATACAAGTCCTTCGGCTCCAGCATCCGCAGACCAATATCAACAATCTGGTATTCAGTGCCGTATATAGTTACAAGACCGAATCTATCCTGCGCTGTGATCGTATCAAGCGGCTCTTTTATATCCTGTCCGGTGCCTGATCCATAATACTTTGTCAAAAATGCTCTTACCTCTCCAAAATGTCCATCTCCAGCAGTGATCGTATGCAAAGGTTCCCGCATATCCTGTCCTGTTCCGCTTTTGTAAAACTTGCTGATAAAGGATGTCACAAGACCATAACGATTCGAGCTGTCCACTGTCATGATCGGATCTTCAATGCCCTGCCCGCGGACTTCATCTTTTGTTGTTTCTGAATGGTATTGAATCAGAATCGGCATTTTTATGTCTTCTGATTCGTCCTCGATGATGAACGGATCTGGATTATCCAGCACGAACTTTTTCACCCCTCTCGCGATTCGATCCATCGTCTTTCTGGCAAGTGGGCGCACCGCGCGGATTCCGTATTTCTTTTTGATTTCTTCAGATGTGTCAAAAATACTAGGGCACGGAAGCGAAAAGTCAAGCTGCGTATATGCTCCCACATATGGTAAACGCAATCCTGCGTTCACCTCTGCACAGTCCGCCGGTCCGTGTGTAGGCTTCGGCCATACAATCTCTTTCCCGTCGCATCTTGCGATCAGAAAGAATCGTTTCCGCATGGTCGGCGCACCGTAGTCCGCTGCAATCAGCTCTCGGTACTGCACTTCATAGCCCAAATCCATAAGCTGCTGCACGAACTTATCAAATGTATTTCCCTGTTTGCTCTTGATTGGATGATGCCCGCGGTTTAATGGTCCCCACGTTTTAAACTCTTCTACGTTTTCCAGCATAATAA